GCCAAGGCATCAATACGAGCACGAAGCTCCGTATCAAGGGCTTTCTGACTGTTATAGCCTTTTTCACAAATACCACGGCCCCAGAAACGTCCGGGAACAGTATCCCAAGCAAAAGCAACAACAGGGCGATCTTGCATCATGTATGGATTTTCTTCAATCTTAAGCAATTGACCACCATTAGCAATAACAGCGACAATTTCAATGTAGTCTTCGTTTTGTAATGTAGACTCGCTTTCGCTTTCCAAAAGATCAGCAACTTCTTCGTTGTCGTCTTCAATTAAAGCCATATCAAACATCCAACGAGGTACTAAACCATAATATTTAGTTAGGCGTACTTTGTCATCTGAATAAACTGTTAAGTCTTTGTCAGGCTCTAAATCGCTGTCTTCGTATGAAGATTCGATTAAGATATCACGGTAAACACCATCATTAGCTAACATTTCAACTTGATGTTTAGGTACATATTCATCAATAGCTACACCTAATGCAGAGTCTACATCAGTGGCTACAGGATCAATCAAAAAGTTCTGAGGTAATACAGACTTTAACTTAACAACAAAACGATCACGTGTTTCTACACCAACGGCTGTAAGTTCGCCTCCCATTGCAGGGCGAGTAGCTGGCTTCATTTCTTTCATCTCTTCAATGACAAGCTCAGCAATACCTGTACCGAAGACTGCAGAGTTCAATACGGCTTCAGCAACTGATTTGCGTATTTTAGTGCGGGAAAAGTCTTCATCAAGTTGTTTCTGTAAAAGCGCAATGTCTCTTGGCTCTTGATCCATTAAGTCGTCTTTAATAGAGAAGAATCGTCCTCTACCAAATGTTGCCTCTTCAACTTCAGCAACAGCAGACTCTACAGCTTGTTGCAGTGCAGGAGAGATAATCCTAGAGCGTTCTGATTGACGCATAACATCTTCTTTTGCCCAGATGCCACGCCATAAACGGTAGTATTCGTCAAAGTTTTCAGCGTAATTGGCTTCATAGTGATCACGCCATTGTTCGCATTTAGTCATAATCCAGCCTACTAAGGCTTGATCATTCTTTGCATATTCCATATCAATATCCTGCTATTGGGTCTATGATTTCAAATTCTTCTTCCTCAAAGTCAACATAATAGCTAACTTTGGCAAGTTGGTCTACGTAAGCAAGTGCATCAACCAAGTCATCATGCACTAATGGGTTAGGAAACTGGAATAGTTCATCTAAGAACTGTGTATTCCATTCACCTTCAGAGAGTGTAATTTGGCTATGCTCAAAGCGCCCCTGTAACGCCCAAACAATACGGTCAATCTTTTTCTTGTTACCGTGTGTGAGTTCTTCAACACGAAAGTAACGATTACCGCTTTTCATTAAGTCTGTAAGATAGGGTATTACAGCATTGCGTAAAGCACCCTTTTCAATACCTACAGCAACAGGTTGGTAATGGTCTACAGCCTCAAATATTTTTCTAGCAGTTTTTTTAATATCCCATCTACCAGATATTATGTCTGCAACCCACCATCCATTCATACCTGCTTTAACAATAGCAATTGCTGTTTTATCCAGCCTTTTGCCTTTACCAGTAGCATTAGAAGCTACATCAGCAAAACCAGCTAAGTCAACAGCAATATAATAATCACCGTCATCCGGTTCTGTATTGCTAAATTGTATCCAGTCTTCTTTGAAGATCTCAGAACCCAGTGCTTCAAAGCTCGCCATAAATTCCTGACGGAATGCATAGGATGACATTGACTGCTTAGCTGTGTCAATCTCTTCCGGGTCAAGCAACGGATTATCGTAGCTGGTAAAGTGCCATGCTTGGTACGTTGGATCATCATTCAGCTCTGCATATTTAAACAAGTCGTAGAAATGATTTCTACCAAGCGGAGTACCAATAAACAAGGCAGAGCCTTTTTGGTCAGCCAACGCAGGACGTAATACCGTCTCCCAGACAGATGGCTTCATATCCGCATATTCATCCAATACCAAGAACTTTAGGGATACACCACGCATCGTTTCTGGTCTATCAGCGCCTTTCAAACTGATCGTCGCACCATTAATCAGTTTGATTTGCATATTGTTTACATGAGAGCCTGTAATCACAGGATTACCAAGCTCTAACAATGTATTCCACATAATGTCTCTAGCCTGACCCTGAGTAGGCGCTACGTAGAATACATGGCCTCTATCAGTCTGTAGAGCATTAATAATAAGCAACCAAGCCGCTAATCGAGACTTACCAGTTCGTCGTCCAGCGGCAACAATCTTAAAGCGCACCGAAGAGTTAAATACATCTTGTTGCCAAGGTAACAACTCAACATTAAGCTCTGTGCTCAAGCAACACCCTTCATCATTTCAACAAGCTCAACACCACGTGTTTTAACCTGCCGATACCATTTAGAGTCTACCATTTCTTCAGCGGCTTTTGCGTAGTTTCCTTCATTGACTGCAGTGATCATTTTTTTAAATTTTGATAATCGATTGCGTCCTAGATTAAAAGCCATGTTAACACAGACACGTTGTACAGTGTCGGGTTGTGAACTGAAGTTTAAGAAAACAGCACAGGCGTCTGTATAGGCATCATTGACATCAGAGTGAAATACATTTAAGATTCTTTCATCAGTAACTGGAGAACCAACAGGCCAAGTAAACTCTGGGTCATCTTCTGTGACTAAGTGACCGATGCCGAATGTTGGTAAATGTTCTGAGTCTAAATAGACTTCAGTGACATATCCTTCGTGGCGTATAAGGTCTTCTTTAATTAAGTCAATCAGATTCTGGTTTAACATCTATTATATCTCCTTGTTGTTCTTCTGAGCCTGTAATAATTGTATCGCCATTGACTCCTGTAATTGTAATAGAAACAGAACTCTTACCACCGGACATCTTATCCTTTTCAAAATAAGACAATGGCAAGACTCTATCCATACACATTTTTAAAGCAGCCATTTGACCCGGATGCTCATCATCCTGAGCAATTTGTATTATTTTACTAATCACATGATCGCCTGATGTAGCAAGCAATCGAGCTTTAAATTCATTAATTCTAGCGGCATCGCCGGGTGGTCTACCTACAACGCCTCTATTGCCTTTCTTTTTAGCAACAATTTCGCCTTTTCTTGGTCTACCACGGCCTCTTTTCTTTGGTACTTCTTCATTCATCGTTTGGGTCATTCAAGATTCTCCACAATGCCTATATCATACCACAGAATTTATCAAAAGTCAAGCTATTTTTAACATAATCCTGTTATTTATGCGTCTGCACAATTTCTTTAGGGACTTCAAAGTGTTATATTATAACAAATAAGACATAAAAATCAATTAATTTATCACTTTTGTATTATATTTTGCTTGACCTTTTTAATTTTGGCTTCTAGCAAGTCTGATAAGCACCAACACAGATGTTGAAGTCTATAAAGACACTCCCGGCATCAAAAATAGACCCCATCAAAGATAGTATAGCATAACTTTATAGGTCTGTCAAGTTATACTTTAGTCTAAGAAGCTGGGCTGAATGCGAATCATTTGCATTACGATTACGATTTGCATAGACTTTGAAGAGTTGGCACGATAATTGCAATTGCAAAAACTATGCCAGCTTTGAAGATCTGTAGAGTTGGCACGATTGTTGCTTGGTTGGCTGTGAAGTCTTGCAAGAACTATGCCAGCTTTATAGTCTATGCTATACGACTAATGTCTAAGACTATAAAGCTAGAAAAGAATAGGCCTATATAGTACCCTAAAGGGTTAAGACTCTGAAGGCCTTAACTGACACAAAAAAAACCCGGTAGTAAACCGGGCCTTTATAGTTAACCGAATAGTAAGTCTATGATAAATTCTATGGCATCATCAATCCAATTGTTTTTCATAGGATTAAATAGTCATAGTGTACGGCGCTAACATGGTCACCATCTATCCAGCGCTTAGGGTCCTTTTTAGCTATTAGCTTGCACCAGCTATCCCATAGCCAGCTAGTGCGGCGGGATTTACAAGCGCTAACGTATGCATCAATCTTTTTGCGTTGAGTATCAGGCTTGCATTTTTTGTCCAGGCTTAAAACGGACGGCGCTATATTCAAGCGCCTAAGATTGTGAACGTCTATACAACCGACACGGCCAGCGAATAACTGGCAACAAAAACCAGCCTTTGCAAGGCCTAGGCCCGGAACCTGCAAGAATGCTTGCATCAATTCGCTATCGGTTTTTGCGTCCATTGCATCCCGGTATAACGTCTCTTTATGTTCCTGCAACCAATCAAACGTTTTGCGCTTGTTACCCCATACGAAACGACTATCAGCGCCTAGGGCCTTATAGTCTCGCATTTGGACGCCTACAGCGTGCCATGGTTGTTGAATTGATAGCACTACCATCATTACCATGTCAGCATTGTTATCAGCGCTTTGCTGACAATGTTCGTTAATCTTTGGGTTTACTGTCTTAAAACTCATTTTGTCACCATACTGTAAAGACCGATTAAACCAAAAACGATAATGAGAAACATTGCACCATTATCGATTCCAAAAACTTGTGATTCTATCATGATAAAAAAACGCCCTATTACTAGGGCGCTCCCGTTGTTGAAATTACTTTTCAGCGCTTACGCTAAAATTCCAAATGTCACGACCTTTAGGCGCTTCGACAGCGATAGTGATAAGGCCACAATGGATTTGTGAGAAACTATCGTAAGCTTCGCCAGCTATCGGACGCATTTTATTTTTGCGAACACGATAGAAACCCTGAAGGCCTAGTCTATCGGTATAAAACCGAACCGTACCATTTTTTTCTTTGGCGAATTGTACGTCTAAGGTTGGCCAATATTGGCGTACCATGTAACGTGCGATGCGCTCTTCTTTGTTATACTTGAAAAACTCAATTGTATTGCGAATAATATTTTGCATTTTCATAGTCCTGTTTAAGTTTAAGTTAATCGGCGCCTTGATGCATCCGATAAAGCTATAATCTCAAAATCCCGGATGGTTGTCTAATAATATTTTTTCATATGCTTATAATTTTTGGTTATATGCTATCAACATTTATATACGTGCGCACGTGCGTAGCAACAACCATGCCAAAAAAGCGAAATCGACGATCTATTTTTTTGAATGCTAAGGTATTGGTTTCACACTATCGGCGCTTGCAGGGCCTTAGAATCGCTCTCAGGACTACAACTAATTATATGCGCATATTTTGCGTCTAAATTTGGATTTTGGCACGAATTTTGCAATGGCAACTATCATGCCAATTTTAAATGCGAATGATTCACCGATGCGAATGGTTTGCATTGTGCGAATGATTATCAATTGTAAATGATTCTCATTTGCATTTACGAATGATTCTCATTTGCAATTGTAAATGCGAACGATTTGCGAATGCGAATGATTCTCATTTGTATTTAACATTTAATAGTTGCATTATTTAAGCAGATCTTGTAATCTATCAGAAATTTTAAAGAGCAGAATTGAAACTTGATAGTGTCAAGCAGATTGAAAAAGTTGTTGACAGATTCAATATTTCGATTTACAATGCAGATCCTTAAATTGATTGGAGTACAAATATTATGAGATGCGTAGCTTGCAATACAGAACTCACAGATTATGAGTCCACTAGAAGGTCAAGCAGATCTGGTGAGTTTCTAGATCTCTGTAATGATTGTTATAAGAGTATTAACGATGACGTTGAAGTTGTTGATAATCCTGAGAATATTAATTATCAAGACTATGTTGACTTTGATGAAGAATTGTGATACCCTCTCTATATAGATACTATATAGTATCTCTGTAGAGTTCTTAATATTAGTATTATTATACTTCTACTATTAAGTATCTCTAAAGAGTTCTATAGAGTGTTTAAAGAGTGTATACTACTAAATATTAAGTATCTCTAAAGAGGCTATGAAGATGGCAAATGGTAAGATTCCTTCAGTTGAACGTGAAAGCTTCACAGGCGGTTTAACTGGTGAAAGTGCATACAGATGGGCATTGTTCTTGGCTGAAGAAGCTGATATGATCAATGACACCTTTGGCTACAGTAGATTCAAAAGTATTGCTGAGTCTCTTGAGCCTAAACCGGGAATGCCTAGAGTAAGTGGGTTTTTTTGTAAAGACTTAGAAGAGGCTATTAAGTCATGGACAGAATAAGCACCGTAATAATAGTAAGAGAATTACACCGAAGACTCTACAACTTCAGAGTGAAAGGTGAATACGACACCTTCTTCAGTGCAATGTGTGATATCGATGAGCCTAGTGTTGTAGACTTTGACAATGCATTGACGAATATGCTTGACATATACGATGAAGATGCTACACTACGTATGGTAAATACCTTGGAGGAATGTGAATATGAAAGAATACATACTTTACGGGTTACCTGAAAATGAGAATAGACACTTCATGGAAGAAATTATCTGTGTGGTGTCTTCAGAGCAACACTTAAAAGTTGCATTAGAGTCTGCACCTTCTTATGGATGGCACAATCTCAGAATTGCAATCTTTAACCCAAGGAAACCATAATGGCAGTAGATAAAGAAACAGGATACGATGATGACTACGATGAGGCATTGAAATTCTGCATCGAAGAGATCATCGAAGAGATCCATCGTGTGAAAGAACTTGACAGACTTGCAGTGGAGTCAATATACTATTCGATGTTCGGTCAAGAGATCGAGCAAAGATATCAAGAATATTTGAATGAGCTAAAGGAGCCATCGTAATGGAACATATCTATAACATCGATCAGCTTGAAGAGTATCTATCAACGCTGGCAATCGGTACAGAGTCTGTTCAGAAGATCTCAGAATTCTGTCGTCTTCAAGAGAATAGAATGGATTTTCTTCGTAAACGTGTGAACACAGCCGCACAGTTGCTAGGACAGGACCTTATTAATGAGGCTATGTACGATGACTGATATCAGAGTGCGAAGAGCAATGGAGTCTTTATTAAAAGAAGCTCTGGAGCATCTAGAGTCTGCCAATGAGCTGATCAATGACACAGGTGATGTAGAGTCTGAAGAACTAGACCAGATATCTACATCGGTTTCTCATGCGCATACTAAATTGGAATATTACTTAGGGAGCCTTTGATGGCATTCGTTAAATACAACTTAGAGTGTCCAGAGTGCCACAGTAGTCGAGGCTATGGAATCGATGATGGGGGCTTCGGACACTGCTTTAAATGCGGCCATAGAGCCAAAGAAAATGATGATGGAGGTAGGGTGATACCACTCAATACTAAATCGTCCCGTACAGAGCCTCTACGTAGCTCTGAAGGGCATTCTAGTACCACTTTAGTGTACAGAGATCTACGTGATCGTAAGATTACAGCATTTACTTGTGAAAAGTATGGTGTAGGCTTTAGAGGTGATGATCTAGTTTTTCCTATTGGCTCATCTGCAAAGGTTCGTATTAAGAATCAAAAGAACTTTGCTATTGAAGGTGATTGGAAGAGTAATACAGAACTTTTTGGTCAAGAGAGATTTAGTTCAGGAGGTAAATATATTCTAGTCACTGAAGGTGAACTAGATGCGATGTCTGCTTATCAGATGCTTGGAGCTAAGTATGCTGTGGTTTCTGTTAGGAATGGTGTGTCTTCTGCTATTAAGGACTGTAAAGCAAACTATGACTATCTAGATAGCTTTGATGAAGTGATATTTAACTTTGATAGTGATGCTGTAGGATTAGAATCCCAGGCACAATGTGCAGAGCTATTTAGTCACAAGTCAAAGTGTATGAAGCCTATTAATGGTTTAAAGGATGCCTCAGATTATCTCATGGAGAACAGATCTACAGAGTATGTAGATAGCTTCTGGAGAGCAGAGAGATGGACACCAGATGGTATTGTTGCTGGTTCATCTCTTTATGATACTGTGATGAAGCCTGTAGAGAAAGCAGATGTTCTTTACCCCTTCGATGGAATGAATAAGTTAACCTATGGTATTCGGCAAGGTGAATTAGTTACAGTGACAGCAGGTAGTGGATTAGGTAAATCACAATTCCTAAGAGAGATTATCTGGCATATTCTACAGAACACAGATAGTAATGTTGGTTTGATGTTCTTAGAAGAAAGCACACGAAGAACTGGTTTGTCTTTAATGTCGTTAGCCGCTAACAAGCCTTTGCATTTACCAGATACAGAGGCAACTCAGGAGGAAAAGGACAATGCATTTAATCAGACACTTGGGACAGATCGTGTGTATCTCTTTGACCATTTTGGCTCCAGTGATGTTGATAATATTATCAATCGTGTACGCTACCTTGCCAAAGTGGTTGGATGTGATTATGTGTTTGTCGATCATATTAGCATCATTGTCAGCGCTCAATCTAATGGAGATGAGCGAAAAGCAATCGACGAAATCATGACCAAGCTACGGATGCTGGTGCAGGAGACAGGCATTAGCTTGATCTGTGTCAGCCATCTAAAGCGCCCAGACAGTAAAGGCCATGAAGAGGGTGCGGCAACATCTCTTGCCCAATTGCGTGGCTCTGGAGCTATTGCACAGCTCTCAGATATGGTGATTGGTTTAGAGCGTAATGGTCAGGCAGATGATGCAGAAGAAAGAAACACAACCCGTGTACGTGTGCTAAAGAATCGTTTTAGTGGTATCACCGGGAAGGCATCGTCATTGCTTTATTCTCACATTACCGGTAGAATGGTAGAGATTGATGAGGAAGCATTATGACCAATACACATATGAGTCCTAACCGTGCCGGTGACTTTGCAGAATACTATGCAGTGACATGGTTGTGGGATCAAGGCTACGAAGTCTTTAAAAATTGTGGGTGTGATGGACCGGTTGACTTGATTGCAAGAGCAGAAGATGGTACTATAATACTCATTGATGTGAAAACATATCGTAAGTCAACAGGATCTAAATCAGTTACATCATTTCGTAAGACAGGTGATAGAACAGAGAGACAGATTGAAATGGGGGTTCAGATATTAGGTTTTGATCCCAGAGATCGTAAATGTTATTTTGTAGAGCACAGAGATGAAGCAACTTATAGTAGATATCGAGACGAACAGCAAACACAGCTTGATTTGGCTGGCAGTGACACAGGATGTTGAGACAGGAGAAATAATATGTCATACAGAAGCATCAACTCTAGCTCCACTGGTAAAGGAATACGATCAAATCATCGGTCACAACTTAATTGGTTTCGATGCACCAGTGTTGCGGAAAGTTTGGAACATTGGGATTCAGAAATCGAAAGCGGTAGACACATTAATTCTTTCAAGACTTTTGAATCCACAACTAGAAAAAGGCCACAGCTTGAAAGCTTGGGGCCAGAGGCTTAATAATGCGAAGATTGATTTTTCTTTTGAAGACTTCGATAGTGGATGGTCTGAAGAAATGCAAGAGTATTGCATCCAAGACGTTAAGCTTACTTGTGACCTTTACAAGCACCTTATGGCAGAGCTTAAGCAGTGGAAAGATCCGTCACAGAGTATATTATTGGAACACGAAATCGCAATCATTTGCAGACAGCAGGAAAGAGATGGCTTTAAATTGGATATACCTTCATCTATGTTGCTTAAGGCTAAATTATCAGATCGAATGGGCATTATTGAAGATCAAGTGCAGTCAGTGTTCCCGCCGATTGTTGAGGAGCGTTGGTCTGAGAAGACAGGAAAGCAACTGAAGGATAAGGTGACAGTGTTCAATCTTGCATCACGCAAACAGATTGGAGAACGATTGTCTGCTCTTGGATGGAAGCCGACAAAGCTTACTGAGAAAGGACAACCTATTGTTGATGAATCGACTTTAGAGAATATTAATATCCCAGAAGCACAATTGATTGCAGAATACCTAATGCTACAGAAACGTGTTGCTATGATCGACTCATGGTTGAAGCACGTAACAGATGATAGTAGAGTACATGGAGGTATTATAACCAATGGAGCTGTTACCGGGCGTATGACGCATCGTAATCCTAATATGGGACAGGTCCCTTCAGTGAATAAACCGTATGGTGAAGAAATCAGATCACTTTGGACTGTTGACGAAGGCAATGTATTAGTAGGGACAGACTTAAGCGGGATTGAATTAAGATGCCTAGCGCATTATATGCAAGACGAAGAGTGGACAGAGGAGTTACTGAATGGTGACATCCATCAGAAGAACGCTGATGCCGCAGGTCTTACACGGCCACAGGCTAAAACATTGCAGTATGCAGTTCTTTACGGAGCCGGTCCAAGAAAAGTTGGCAGTATTGTCGGAGGCGGTGCGAAAGAAGGGAATGAGATTCTATTTCGTTTTTATCGTAACACCCCTAAGTTACAACAACTTATGGAGAAGGTTGCGAAAGTGGCGGCAAAAGGGTATGTACCGGGCTTGGATGGCAGAAGAATAC